AAAGAGGTAAAGGATGACCAGAGCCAGTGATCTAGCAAAACTATTAGGAGCAGGTGCTACCATATTAGATGGTACAACTATAAGCACTGCTGATAACACAGACCAACTTACACTTACATCAACTGATGCAGATGCAAATGTTGCACCAAATCTTAGGTTGTATAGAAACTCTGGTTCTCCTGCTGATAGTGACCAATTAGGTAAAATACAATCTGAAGGTAGAAATGATAATAGCCAAGATGTTATATATGCTGAAATAGGTTCACAAATCAAAGATGCTAGTGATGGCACAGAAGATGGCAGAATATTTATAAACAGTATGGTAGCTGGAACACTAAAAAGCCGTATGAATATAACTGAAGGCGAAACTGTATTTAATGATGAATCTGTAGACCTAGACTTTCGTGTTGAATCAAATAATTATACACATGCTTTGTTTATTCAAGGAGGAAGTGATAAAGTAGGCATAGGAGACAGCAGTCCTAATAGTTATAACAATTACGCAAGTAATTTAGTAATTAATAATGGTGGAGACAGTAATGGTCATGTTGGTATGACCATAGCTTGTGCAACAGATAAGATAGGTTCTATTTATTTTGCAGATGGCACTACTGGAAATCAGGCTTACAGAGGTGCTATATACTATAGTCATGCTAACGATAGAATGTATTTCTTAGCTGCTGGTGGTGCTGCTATGTATATTAATGCTAGTGGTAATGTTGGAATAGGCACAGACCAAGATGCACACGGATTAACTATATATCGACATTTACAATCATATGGTGGCATAATGATACAAAACGGTACTAACAATACTGGTCAAGTGTTTCAAGCGTTTCATAACTATAATGGAGATAGAATTGGTTCTATAAGTCAGAATAATAGTGCTGTCGTTTATAATACATCTTCAGATTATCGTTTAAAAGAAAATGTATCGTACACTTTTGATGCTACATCAAGATTAAAACAATTAAAACCTGCTAGATTTAATTGGATTTCTGATGATACAAACACTACCATTGATGGATTTTTGGCACATGAAGTATCTGATATTGTTCCAGAAGCTATTACTGGGAAAAAAGATGGTACTCAAGATTTAGGCACAGTTAAAGATGCAGACGGAAATGTTATAGAAACTAATTTATCAGAAACATTTTTTACAGAAAGAAAAAAAGAAACAGTTGATAAAGATGGAAATACTGAAGCTGCAATATACCCATCTGATTACACTTGGACAAAAACTGCAACTGAAAATGTATATCAAGGAATTGACCAATCTAAAATTGTGCCTTTACTCACAAAAACCATATTAGAATTAGAAGCAAGAATAACAGCATTGGAGAGTGCATAGTGCTAGGTCACTCAGCCATTGCCGAAACTTCCATTGCAGATGTAGGTGGTCTTGTTTTAGCTGCTAGTGCAGAGTTAAGTGGTGTAGCGTCTAAAACATCCGTAGGTGTCGGTATACTTGCGGGTATTGCAACGATGGATGGTAACTTTACTCAAACATCTACGGCAACCTTTATAAGTTCTGGTGCATCAACAAGTCAGAGTTTTGATTTTACACAGACTACAGCAGCGAACAGATTAGATGTTGCTAACATAGATTTAACATCAGAGTTTACACAAACTGCTGATGGTATTATGATAAGAATAACTAGTGTTAGTAAAGATCTTAACTTTACTAAAACAGCAGTAGGAGATATTAAGTTTGTAGTGGTAAATGCAAGTGCAACACCAGAAAGCTACACAACCATTACTCCAAGTGGTGCAGAAAGTTGGACAACAATAACTCCGTCTGGTACGGAAACTTGGACAGAAATACAGTGAGGTAAACATGGCAAGTACATACACATCAAGCACAGGAATAGAAAAAATAGGATCTGGTGAACAGGCAGGTACTTGGGGTAACACAACCAATAACAACTTTGACATAATAGACAAAGCTCTCAATGGAGTTTTGACCTTAACTATTTCTGGAAATACCACTCTCACTACAAGTGATGGTACAGTATCAAACGGACAAAATAGAATAATAATTTTATCTGGTTCTCCATCTGGTGCATTTGATTTAACCATTTCTCCAAACGATCAAACAAAACAATACTTTATAAAAAACAGCAGTGGACAAACGGCTACAATAAAACAAGGTAGTGGTGCATCTGTTACATTGTTAAATGGTTTCTCTGATATAGTTGTTGCAGACGGTGCAGGTAGTGGTGCAGCCGTAACAACTTTGTTAAACGCAACAGATTTAGTAGGCGACACATCTCCTCAACTTGGAGGTGATTTGGATGTAAATTCAAACGATGTGCTCATGGGAAACCAATCTGTAAAATTTGGATCTAGTAAGTGGGAGATAGTTTTAGACACTGGTGATAATGATTTGTTATTTAAATATAACGGCACTACAAAATTTAAATTAGCATCCACTGGTGCAGTAACGTCAGCCAATAATATAACAGCGTTTGGAAGTCCATAATGGCATCATTGCAGGCATCTGGAGCAATATCTTTTCAAGATATTGAAGAACATTATAACCCTGGATCAAACTTACCAAGTCGAGCTTTGACAGAGTTTTATCTTGGTGGTTCATTAGTTCGTGCTAATGCTGGTAATAATTCTTCTACAAATATGTCTGCTGGTGTACCTGCTTCGGGAGCCATATCATTCAATAATTTTTACAGTAAAGAAAGAGCTTTTAGAAAAACATATTCTTCTTCAGCCACAAATCAAAGTGCGGATACTATCTTTGGAGATGATTACGAGGTTAACTATCCAAAACAGTTTGTAGTAAACTCTTCTCAAACTGTTGGGTCAACTAGTACGTCTAATGCTGCTTTAACTATAGAAAGCAATGGTGTTGGTTCTATTACAGTTACAAACAATGGTAGTATTGAAGGTGCTGGTGGTGCGGCAAATGGAGGCACTGGCGGTAATGCACTTGAGGTTGCTGGAAGTGTTGCCGTAACCTTAGTTAACAATGGTACAATCAAAGCAGGTGGTGGCGGTGGTGGCAATGGAGGTGCAGGTGGTGCAGGAAGTGCTAGTGCAACGGCTACAATTTCTAGTGTAACAGACAAAGTTGGAAACAAGCCTAGTTTTGTGCCTTATTCAGTTTTAACGCAGTTTGGACCAAGAGCGTGGTCTGGTATTGGTTCGGGTGAATGGGGATTAAACATATCTGGTAATCCAGTAAGTTCAACTATATCTAATATGGGTCCAATGTGGTATTCGTTTCAAGTTAATAAATCTGCTGAATATAGTTTATCTGCATCTATCAGTGATCCTTATCCAGAAGATGGTCAAACAGGGCATAGAGGCACACCAAAAGTCGATATAAGCACAGCAGAAAATACAGCTAGTCAAGGACAAGGTGGAGATTTATATGGTAGTGGCTTATCATGGAGCGGACTAAAAGCACCTTTAGCCGCAAGTACAACATATTATTTTTGTAATTACACTGTTGGTCCTTATGGTAGTTCAACACCAAGCGGTAACTTTTATTACAACAACATGAGCACTAGTCTATCTTTATCGGTAAACGAACCAACTTCTGGTGGATCGGCTGGAGCAGGTGGCGTGGGTCAAGGATATAATCAATCTGCTGGTTCGGCAGGTAGCGGTGGCTCTGGTGGAACTAATGCAGGTAGCGGTGGTAATGGAGGAGCAGGTGGTGCGTTTGGTGCATCGGGTTCAAATGGCAGTATTGGCGGGAATGGTACGGGCACTACAATTAGTTTTCCGTCTTCAGCACCTTCAAACGGTGCTTCTGCTTCATCGGGAGGTTCGTCTGGTAAATCAATACAAGGTGTAAGTAATGTTACATCAAGTGGTAGTGGTTCTTTATCTGGAGGTACAGCGTAATGCCTATGCAATCTTTAAAATTTAAACCTGGTATTGTATCAGATATTACATCTTATAGTAACGAAGGTGGCTTTGTTGATGGTGATAAAGTAAGATTTAGATTTGGTTTTCCAGAAAAGTTTGGTGGTTGGACTAAGTATAGTCCTAATACTTATGAAGGATCAGCAAGACGGTTACATAACTGGGTGGCTCTTGATGGCTCTGATTTTCTAGGACTTGGCACGGAACTAAAATATTACATAGAAGAAGGTCAGACTTTTAACGACATTACACCTATAAGAAATACAACAAGTGCAGGTGATGTTACGTTTGCCGCGACCAACGGATCAACAACCATAACTATTACAGATCCAGCACATGGTGCAAACGAGAATGACTTTGTTACATTCTCTGGTGCAGCTAGTTTAGGTGGTACAATCACAGCTGCCATTTTAAATATAGAATATAAAATTGTATCTATTATAAGTTCAAATTCTTATACAATCACAGCAAGTGTTGCAGCCAATGGATCTGATAGTGGTAATGGTGGGTCAAGTGTCGTGGGTACATATCAATTAAACACGGGCCTTAACACAACTGTTGGTGGAACTGGTTGGGGTGCTGGACAATGGAGTGGTACAACATCAAGTGCGTTATCAACACAACTTAATGAAGCATTGGACAATAGTGAGACTGCCGTTGATGTAGATGATGAAACAGGTATGAACACAGCAAACGATGTTATTTTAGTTGACGATGAGCTTATGCTTGTATCGGCAACCACGGATGATAATACAATGACCGTAGCTCGTGGACATAGTGGCACGGATGCCGCAACACATGCCGATAATGCTCTTGTTAGATTAGCAGTGGGAAATGCTTTAGCTACAGATGATTTTGTTGGGTGGGGTAGTGCAGCATCAATCACGGTGCCCGGTGCACAGATTAGATTATGGTCACACGATAACTTTGGTGAGGATTTATTATTAAACGCTAGAGACTCTGGTATATTTTACTGGGATAGGACAAATGGTTTAGGTAATAGAGCAGTTGAATTAAGCACAGCTTTTTCTGGACAAACAAGTGTTCCACAAATTGCAAAACAAATTCTTGTGTCTGACCAAGACAGACATGTGATTGCTTTTGGATGTGATGGATTTGGTGCAAATAGCTCTGCTACACAAGGTAATGGTGTACAAGATCCATTGCTTATTAGATTTTCTTCACAAGAAAACCCAGTTGATTTCTTTCCAACAGCTACAAACACAGCAGGTGATTTAAGACTTGGTGGTGGATCAACCTTTGTCCAAGCTGTAGAGACAAAACAACAGATACTATGTTTTACAAACAAAACGCTACACGCCATGAAGTTTATAGGTCCACCATTTACATTTGGTTTGCAAGAATTATCTAAGAATATAACAATTATGAGTTCAGCATCAGCTATAGCCATAGAAGATGCTGTGTTCTGGATGGGTGTAGATACTTTCTATGTGTATGTGGCTGGTCAAACACAACAAATGCCTTGTACAGTCAAAGATAAAGTATTTTTAGATTTTAATTTTGAAGAAAAAGATAAAGTACATGCGGGTGTAAATTCAGAATTTAGTGAAATATTATGGTTTTATCCAACAAAAGATAGCACAGAAATAGATGCTTATGTGGCTTACAATTACATAGAAAAAGTTTGGTATTATGGGACACTTGTAAGACAAGCATGGCTTGACAGAGGTATAAGAACATTGCCTATGGCTACTGGTGGTCAATATTTATATAACCATGAAGTAGGATTTGATGATGATGGTTCTGCTATGACATCTTTTATTGAATCTGCACCAATAGATATTGGAGATGGCGATAAGTTTGTATTTTTAAAAAGAGTTATACCTGATGTTACGTTTGATGGATCAACAAGTGTTAACCCAGATGTTTCATTTACAATGAAAACCAAGAACTTTCCAGGATCTAACTTTAGTAAGACAATACAAGGTGCGACACAAAGATCTGCAACTAGTCCTATTGAACAATTTACAGAAAAACTAGATTATAGGTTGCGAGGTAGGTCTTTTGCACTTAGGATTGACTCAACTTCATTGGGTACAAAGTATAAATTAGGTACGCCACGAGTTGATATACGAGAGGACGGTAGACGTTAATGTTAATCACCAGTATTCCACAATATATACAAGGTCTTTTAAATGCAAAAGTTGATTTGACTACAACAAATCTTACGACTTTGTTTACTGTGCCAACAACAGCAGACTTTAATGCTGCTATTGTAACATCTATATTGGTGTCAGAAGATAGTGGTAATGCTGATACAATTACAGTAACACTAGTTGATATAAGCAATGCGGTGTTTAGTTTATTTAAGGTTAAAGCTGTTGGAGCTAACACAACTATAGAACTACTAACACGAGAACTAGTTTTACAAAGTGGTGAGTCCATAAAAGTACAAGCAGCTACAGCCAATAGATTACATGTGGTGGCAACAATACAAGATGTATCGAAGACAAGAGTGACAACAAGTGCGTTAGCACAGATATAGGATTGAAAAATTAACAATTACTTGGTATTATAAGCTATGGGTATATTTAGAGACATTACAAAATCATTAAAAAAAGCAGCACCAATTATTGGTGCGGGTATAGGTATGTATTTTGGTGGGCCGATGGGTGCTTCAATTGGATCGGGCATCGGATCTCTTGCAGCAGGGCAAGACACAGAACAAGCTTTATTAAATGCCGCACTCGCAGGGGGTACTGCATACATGAGTGGATATGGTAAAGGTTTTGAAAAATTACCTGCATCTGGAAGTATGAGTAGTATATCAGGAACAACACCTGTTACCGCTATCCAAGAAGCTGGTGGTAGTGGTATTGTAAATCAAATAGGTAATTTTGTAAAAAACAACAAAGGATTAACAGCAGGTATAGCAGGTTTAGGGTTAGCAGGTTTGATGGGAGAGGAAGAACAAAAAATGGGAGAAAAAATGCGTGACTATCCAGTAGGTAAAACTAGACTAGGGTATGGACGAATTGGCGATAAAATGTATAATTTAGATGACGAAGAAGAACGTGAACAATACTTTGAAGACAATAGAAAAAGACAAGGTGCCGAAGATATTGAATCAAGGAAAGTTGGTGGCTTTAGAGCTAATGAAGGTGGTATCGCAGAAATGGATCGTATAATACCAGATCCAAATGATACTCGAAATTTTGCTGAAAAAATGAGTTATCAAGATTTAAGACATAACGTAAGAGTAGGAAAAAAAGGTTATACAGAAGCAGAGTTACGAATGGTTGAAAATGAGTTAGCCAAAAGAGAAGCACCAAAAGTTTCTATGCCTCCGATGATGAATCTTGGAGATCCAAGTCAGTTGATGCGTAATTTTATGGGTGGTGGAGAAGTAGAGGGACCTGGGACGGGAACTTCTGATTCAGTGCCTGCTAGGTTATCAGACGGTGAATTTGTTTTAACCGCAAAAGCAATTCGAGGTGCGGGTGGTGGCGATAGGAATGTTGGGGCCGCAAGAATGTATGATATGATGTCACAATTAGAAGGAGCCGCATAATGGCAACTCCACAAGAAGTTAAACAAGAACAAATTGTAAGGTTAGCTCCTTTTCAAGAAGAATTTCTTGCCGATATTTTTGCTAGTGCAAAAGGATTGACAGGTCCTGGCTCACAAATGCCTTTTTCTAAACAACAATTGGCAAATTTATCACCCGCTCAACAACAAGCAATAACAAGTGCAACACAAGGTGTTGGTTCTTTTCAACCTTTTTTACAAAAAGGTAGTGAAGCTATAGGTCAAGGCATTGGGGCCGTGGGCACTGGACTTGGAACAATTGGATCGGCAATAGGGCAAACTGCACAAGCAGGTTTTGACCCTTCATCTTATCAACAGTTCATGGATCCGTATACCGAAGATGTGATTGCATCAACACAAGCAGACATTGCAAGACAAGGGCAAATGCAACAAAATCAATTAGGTGCAAGTGCCGTAGGTTCTGGTGCATTTGGTGGATCAAGACAAGGTATAGCTCAAGCTGAAATAAATAGAAATGTTATGGATCAACAAGCACGAACTGGTGCACAGTTGAGATCACAAGGATTTGCACAAGCACAAGGTCTAGCACAACAACAAGCATCACAAGCATTACGGCAAGCACAACTTACTGGTCAACTTGGTCAAACAACGGGTGCACTCGGTGCACAGATTGGACAAATGGGAACACAAACAGCAGCTCTTGGACAATTAGGACAACAGATGGGTGTCCAAGATGTAAACACATTATTGGGTATTGGTGGTCTACAACAAGGTCAGACACAAAAAGGACTAGATATCGACAGAGCCAATGCTCTTGCAGAGCAAGCACTGCCTTATCAACAAATTGGTTTTATGTCTGATATCTTCAGAGGTGTTCCATCATTACAACAAACTTATTCTAAAACCACGAGCCCTGGTCCAAGCACCACTTCTCAAATGTTAGGTTTAGGTATTGCAGGTCTTGGTGCAGCGGGTTCGGCTGGAGGTCTTGGTAATTTATTTAATTTAGGTGTAAACCCAAGGAGAGGGGGTTAAATGAACGATCCTTTACAAAGAAAAATGTTTCGTCAAGCGGGTATGTCTAAACAACCTATGGGTATTCTTGCATCATCACCAGAGTTGATGGGTGCTGTTAAAGGATATAATCTTGGTGGTGCTGTTGGAAGCACTGGTAATCTTGATCAATTATTTGGTACTTCTAAATTTAATATTATGAGGAATAAAGGGGATACTCTTGGATTAGGAGAGATTGGTAGTTCCAAAATCGGAGATAAGTTAAGTGAATTAAAAAAAGAGACAGAAGACAAGAATAAAAATATTGAGCCTAATGTAGAGCCAAACATTAATAATATTAATAAAAATATTTTAGAAAAAGAAACAGAAAACAAAGAAGAATTTGATGTAAACAAGCTAATGCCTTTTGGTAAAAATCTTAATCTTAGAGGTAAACAAGATTTATCGGCAGCAGAAGATCCAGGTCTAATTACTGCAAAAGCAGATGTAACTGCATCCATGCAAAAAGTAGCTACTGCCACAACTAAAGATTTTAAAGATACCGATATCGCAGGTACGACATATAATAAAGCTATAAAAGATTTAACTGGTGAACTCAATAAAGAAGGCAAAGAGATTGGACTTGAGGATGTTTATGATGAGGGTATCAAGCTACTCGGTTATGATCCTAGAGACTTAGAAAAAAATTATGACTCCGATAGAAGACAAGCGTTTTGGTTTAACTTAATGAATGCTGGACTTCAAGTTGCGGCTGGCGAAAGCTCTAATGCCTTGACTAATATAGCCAAAGGTCTTGGTGCAGGTTTACAGAGTTTTGGAAAAGATGTTGGTGATTTAAAAGATGATCTTAGAGCAGACAGAAAAGAATCAACTAATGTTATGTATAGATTGTTGAGCTCTAAAAGATCAGAGCAGTTGGCAGAAGAAGCATTGGATTTAGAAAAGAAAGCAAAAATTTTCAATATAACTCAGACAGAAGTTGGTCAAATGAGGCAAGATGAAATTGCCAAAGCAAATGCTGATTTTGAAGAAAAGAAATTTAACCTAAACTATTTGGTTGAACTTAAAAAGATGGATCAAACAGAAAGATTAAGCGACAATAAGATTAAAGCAGCACTTAGAAATGCAGTAATAAATAACAAAGCCATCTCCGTTCCTTTCATGCTTGGGTTGATTACACCTAAAGAAGGATACACAAAAGATACTGTGGATATCTCTGATCCAAATACATACTCCTTTACTCCAGAGGGTATAAAGATAGCCAAAGATATTTATGACAACACAAGAACATATAAACCTACAAATAGAGAACAAATTAAAAAAGAAAATCTAGGTAGTGCTACTGGACCTGCTGGAATTGTTTTTGGAGATCCATCTAAGAATGACGGCACACTAGCAACAAACTGGGCTCAAAACATAAACAGTCAATTTGTAAAAGACGTTGCAGATAATCCAGAAAATGCAGCGAAACTGTTACTTGGTCATGTGTCTCAATATGCAGATCAAGGAGCTCAAATTGATCTTAATAAACTAAAAGGTATTTACCCAGAAATTCATAGATATTTAACAACAGATATAGAAGATGAAGAAGGTAGTATACAAAAATCTCCATTAAGTCAAATGCCACAACTATTTAAATCTGGTGTTGACTTGAGTAAAAGCTAATGAGTAAAACTCTGAACTACGGAGGTGTGGATTATACCTTCGAAGATGGTATTTCTGACGAAGAAGCCATTGGAAGAATTAAAACTTATTTAGCTAAACAACCAGCGGCTCCCGAAACACGATCCACGGCTCCTAAAGGTACATATCAAAATCCTAAATATGAAGGATTTCTAACAGAGATGGGCGAAGGTGTTGCCTCTGGTGTCATAGGTATGTTTCAAGGTGTAGGTGAACTTGTTGGAATATTATCAGACGCTTCTGGCTTTACAAGAACATTAGCTAGAGATGTTGAAGAAGGAGGGATAGCTCTTCGAAATAAATTAGGTATTGATCCTGCTGGTATGACGGGAAAGATAACAGAAGGACTTGTTCAGTTTGGTGTACCAGGTTTAGGTGCTGCAGGTTTAGTAGCCAAAGGTACTTTAGGTATTACTAAAAATTTTAGACGAGCTGCAAAGCTTGCTCAAAAAGGTGGTAATATAAGTAGAGCCAGAAAAACGGGTATAGCTATTCAACAAATTGGTGCCGCAGGTTTGGCAGACGCTATTGTATCTACTGATAATACTGAAACGGTGTCTGACTTTTTTGAACAAGGTCCTTTTCAAACAGATAAAAGACTCGGGCTCCAAGGACGAGAGGATTCTTATCGTAGATTGATGAACAAGGTTCATATGGGTGCAGAAGGAGCAATAGCAACGGCAGTTATCCCAGGTGCTATAAAAGGATTTTTAAAAGGAACTACTGCTTTAACTTCTGCTAATATCCCAGTTGGTAAAGGTGGTACTAGTGTAGCAGAAATAGTTTCTTATCTTCCAAGAAAAGGTATTGAGGCTGCTGGAGAAAGTCTTGGTGGTTCTATAGAAAGGTTTAAACTTGGAGAATCTACATCTACTTTAGATGCAGCCGTTGGTAAAGTAGCATCAACATTGACATATAAAGGCTTATTAGATCCAGTTACTGCAAAAATGAGATCAACAATTGCTCCTGCTATCGAAGGTGATGTGAAAATAGCTGAAAGAAAATTAAGAAACATTGATGATGCCATATCTCAAGAGTTAAAAAGAGAAGA